AAGAAAAAAGGTATAGGATATAAGAAAGGTGTTGGTGAATACAAGTACAAGAGTGATGACGGAAAGGAAGGTACTGGTAGAGAAGTCTCTTACCAAACTTCCAAACCTGATAAGATGTCAAAACGTAGGTTTGGTAAAACAATGCGTCGTCTTGGTAGAAAGCACGGTCAAGAATCAGTCATTACAAAAGACAAAAAGAAACCAGCAAGGTTGCACGATACCCAATCTAAGAAACCTGGAAAGTCAATTAACTTAGGAAAGTCTGCTGCAGGTAAACACCCTAAAGGAGATGGTGAAACTTCAGGTACTAAGGTAAGAAGTGGTAAATTAGGTAAGACTAATAAGGCATCGTATCATTATAAGTGATTCCTCACGTTGCGTAATTGTACTTATGTGCTATACTAAATAGTATCACATTAGGGATTGAAAGATCATGCCCCTGTCACACTATACCGTAGGGTATCACGATGCAGAACAGCATCGTCATTACATATGCGAGTACGCTACAAACTCGTATGAAGCAATTAAAGATGCACAAGAGGATGTTCCTTTTCTACAGGAGCATCCTTCTTTTGTGGATTCTTGCACAAACGAATCAGGTTTAGATTACTTAATGGGATTAGTCCCAATGGGCCGATGAACAAACACGAAATAATGTGGTGGATGAGCCGACTCACCATCATGGGAACATCTTTAGGTATGGCAACTTGGCTTGCTGCACAGGCATATGTCTGATGTAGATAAATAAAAATAATTAAACTTTAAATTATGGTTGTTGAGAAGTGGGTTGATAGAGCATTTCGCTCAGATATTACAGATTCATATCCAATAGGTTTTCCCAATCATTTAAGAGAAGATGTAAAGGAAGAGAATACTTATTATGATTATACCAATACATTAGGAGCTGACGTGAGGTCTATGGTTCCTATAATTAATTTGCATGGTAAAGATTTAGTTGGTCTCGAACTTGGTGTTTTGAGAGGAGACTCATATCTAACTATGCTTTTTAATTGCCCAAATATTAAAACGTTATATGGTATTGATGCATTCCAACCTTTTAATGATTATATTAATGAGAGTGGTATAGAATCAAAAGAACCTAGTATGACTTTTGATCAAAAGGATATAGAATTTGTTAAAATGTATTGTTACCATCGTTTAAATTATATAAGACCAGAACTTAAAGATAAAATTCGTTTTCTTGAAATGGATAGTAATAATGCATTAAGTCATATTAAAGATGATGAATTGGATTTTATATTTTTAGATGCTTATCTATCAAAAGAACAAGCAGTACAAGATCTTGAAGCTTGGTATCCAAAAGTTAAAAAGGGTGGTCTGTTTTCTGGACATGATTATTTTTCTCCAATGGTTTATGAGTCAGTTTCTGAGTTTAGAACAAAAAATAATATAGACAATCTAATGTCCACTTATGATAATACTTTCGTATGGGTGAAGTAGTATGGTCAGTCAATATATTATTGATAATACTTCTTGCAACAGTCACTTGGTATATTTACTATATACTTCGTATGGCATATGCGGAGATGAATGATGGGAGCAATGACACCCCCAAGTCGGAAGAGTTGTTACAACTTTCGAGTGACGAAGATAGACAAGGTTCTTGATGGTGACACTATCGATGTTACTATTGACCTCGGCTTTGATCTATACAAGAAAGAAAGAGTTAGAATTGCAGGAGTTGATACGCCAGAGAAGAGAACGAGAGATCTCGAAGAGAAGGCATTGGGATTAGATGCTACCGAGTGGATGAAAAAACATTTAGAAGATACAATCGAAGGAGATGAAGAACTTACTATTAGAACCGAACTCAAAGGTGGCATGGGTAAGTATGGTAGGCTTCTTGGTTGGTTATACGTTGGCGATGATCAGACATCACTTAATGAACAAATGATTGCTGAAGGGTATGCATGGGAGTATGATGGTGGTACTAAGAGAAAAGATTTCCAATCTCTCAGAGACATCAGGTATGAGCAAGGCACACTAGATCCCCCACCAGATATTGATGAATTGGTCCCTGATGTAGGTGACCCATTACCCGAAGTAGGAGATGGTATTACACCAACTACTGCTGCTAATTTACCAGGATTATACTAATGTTTGCTGTATTAAATGTCGTAGAAGCATGGAATGAAATCTCATGGGCAGATGCTATTCCATTCACTCTAGTACTAATAGGTCTTTACTGGGTTAAAGTAAAGATAGATGCCTCTGTTGGCATCGGTAGAAAGAAACAGAATCAATTGAAAAGGACTATCGTAGAGGCAATCAAAGAAGCCAATGGCTGAAAAGCAGGAGATATATCTAGGTAACCCCAATCTTAAACGGGCTAACGTTAACACTAACTTCACACCTGATCAGGTGCAGGAGTTTATTAAATGTGCTGACAACCCTGTTTATTTTATTCGTAACTATATTAAGATCGTTAACCTCGATCAGGGTATAGTTGGGTTTGATCTGTACGATTTCCAAGAAGACATGGTGAATCGATTCCATGAGAATAGATTCAATATAGCAAAGCTACCACGTCAGTCTGGTAAGTCTACAGTGGTTACTGCATATCTCCTGTGGTACGCAATCTTTAATGATAATGTCAACATCGCAATCCTCGCAAACAAAGCAGCCACTGCAAGAGAAATGTTGGGTCGCTTACAACTTTCTTATGAGAATCTCCCAAAATGGATGCAACAGGGTATTGTCGGATGGAACAAAGGGTCACTCGAATTGGAAAACGGAAGTAAAATCCTCGCTGCTTCTACTTCTGCTAGTGCTGTTCGGGGTATGTCCTTTAACGTTATATTTCTGGACGAATTCGCATTCATTCCGAATCATATTGCTGACCAGTTTTTCAGTTCTGTGTATCCTACTATATCTTCTGGTAAATCAACAAAAGTTATTATCATTTCTACCCCTCACGGGATGAATATGTTCTACAAACTCTGGCATGATGCCGAGAGAGGTAAGAACGAGTACACAACTACGGAGGTTCACTGGTCTCAGGTGCCTGGTAGAGACGATGTATGGAAAGAACAGACCATAGCCAACACTTCGGAAGAACAATTTCGAGTTGAGTTTGAGTGTGAGTTCCTAGGATCTGTTGATACATTGATTTCAGCGTCTAAATTGAGGACTATGACCTATGAAGATCCACTAACAAGCAATCAGGGGTTGGATGTTTATATAAAACCAGAGGAAGGACACCAATATACTATCACTGTGGACGTTGCAAGGGGTGTAACTAAGGATTATAGTGCATTTACAGTGATAGATACGTCAACAATACCCTATCAGTTGGTAGCAAAGTATAGAAATAACACAATTAAACCATTATTATTCCCAAATATCATACATCAAGTGGCATGTGCATACAATCATGCGTATGTATTGGTAGAAGTTAACGATATTGGTGCACAAATAGGAGATATTTTACAATTTGACCTAGAATATGATAATCTATTAATGTCTGCTATGCGTGGTAGGGCGGGACAGGTCATTGGACAGGGATTTAGTGGTACAAAAGTACAATTAGGTGTAAAAATGTCTACTACTGTCAAGAAACAAGGGTGTTCTAACCTAAAACAGTTACTAGAAGACGACAAATTATTACTAAACGACTATGACATCATCTCAGAACTCACAACCTTCATCCAAAAAGGACAAGCATGGGAAGCAGAGGACGGTTGCAATGATGATCTTGCTATGTGCTTGGTTATTTTTAGTTGGCTCGCAACTTCCGATTATTTTAAAGAACTTCACGACTCCGATGTAAGAGCAAGAATGTATAAAGAGCAAAGGGAAGGTATAGAACAAGACATGGCACCCTTTGGATTTGTTGATGATGGTCTAGGTGAGGAGATAGAGGTTGTTGATGGTGATGTATGGCAGACAGACAACACTGGTGGTGTCATGGATGAGTATGGAAATAGATCTTATATGTGGGAATACCTCTCATGATGGAAGCATATACTGATATACAGACCCAGATTGAGTTAGAACATTTATTATTTAAAGAGAGAAGATGTAAGACATGTGGATTAGATAAGAACTTATTAGAAGATTATTATATGACCCGTAAAGACAGAGGTGCAACACCCTCTGCTTTTTCGTATGAGTGTAAAGTCTGTACTATAACTAGAGTTACAAAGAATAAAAGAAGACCTAGACCTTTACCTCCTTACCTAGCAGATTATCCAGACTGGTAGTTTCCGCTAAGTTTCCCCGTGGAAAAACACCTTTTAATAAATAATTAAAGCATCCAAGTAATGACCACAAGGAGATATTAAAGATGGCATCAACACAAGCATCACCAGGTGTTGTCGTACTAGAAAGAGATCTGTCTCATACCACCAATGCAACGGTGGATAATGTAGCTGCTATAGCAGGTGCATTTGAGAAAGGACCTGTAGAAGAGGTTCAGACAATTTCTTCAGAACGAGAAC